ATCGGTAAGGGTGGCGCAGGGCGGGTCGGGCCGAACAGCCCCTAGAGTTTCAAACGGAGTGCAAGGGACTACGGCGCGAAACTTACCCGACTTAACCGACAGCTTTCCGTTATCAAGTAACGTAATTGAAATTTGATCGGCACATTTATCTAGCGCTTTGATTAACGTGTTTGTATGTGGGCAGCACGTAAGCGCTTCATCAACATACAGACCAGCAGTTAACCCGCCATCAAACGCAGTCAGCGTACCATCGGCCAAACGGCAATGGGTGTGATAAACCTTAGAGCCTGGAAAATCATTGTGTTGAGCAATAGAAATAAACTTCAAAGCTTCCAATAATGCGGAAGCTGTTTTGCTTTTCTCCGCCCTTGCGCGGGGCTTACGGGTTGCCATTGAGTGCTATCCTTAAAACGGAATATCCATAATATGCCATTCACAACCGTTAACGATTACTTCCGGGGGTGGCATCGCTTGAAATCTGCGGCAACCTGTTGGCATACAGTTAGGGTCTTGACCTTCTGAGGGTTGCTGCCATTCTTCACAATTTAGGCAAGTTTGCCAAACTGCGGAGCCGGCTATTCTAATAATTCTACGTTGAAACTCTATACGATCTTTAGCGGACCTATTTGTAATATCCATTAGAATTCCCATTGTTTAATTTCAGGCCACTTTAAATTTACGTGAACCAAAATGTTTTTTGGAACACGTAGTTCGCCCGTGCGTTGTAAAAATTCGTCGCATGTTTTGGGCGGTTCTGTCGGCGCGTGTTTCATCCACCATTCATGAGCTAGCCGGCGAGCTTTGCCGGTATGCTCAAAGCAAAGATAATGGTTTATAGCTCGAATACCCATCAAATAAACTGCTTTGATACTGTCCGGGCTGACAACGCCACCGCCTTTGTCTTTACCGCTATGTTTTTGATAAAGGACTGGCCTTAATATCGGCACTGTTTCTAGAATTGGTGTTTCTAGAACTTTCATCGGTGAGTCATGATATGCCGTACTTTCGACGTGCATTTTGAAACTAAATTCATTAGCACAATTACAGCAAAATCTAACGGAAGCATGATTGTATGCGCCGCAACCATCAAGATAATCAGGCTCATCGCGTTTTTTATATTCGTTATGTTTTAACTTTGGCCCATCGCAAATTTTAACAGGCGGCGGATCGCCTTTTTTCTGTCCTGGCTTGCGTGGGGTTACTGGGTCGTCAATAGGGCCGTTATTTGCAATGTTGCCCACAAAATCAAGAGCTAGAGTGTTTGATTTAGGCGTACTTCTGAATTTCTGCCAATTTGGTAAAACGCGAGTACCGCGCCCTAATTTTTGAACGTGTTTCCCAGGGCTGCAAGTTGGTTGTAAATCTGCAATAAGGTCTATCTGCGGTTCATCATAGCCAGTCGTTAGCATGTTGGCGCCGACAATTGCCCAATATTCACCGGCCGAATAAGCCTCTAGACGTTCTTTGTTTTTGGCTTTACTCTTTGAATGAACAAACGTAGTCGGCGCACCTAACGAATTCAATATTTCGCTAATATGCTCGGCGTTCTTAATACCGGCCGCAAATACCATACATTTCTGACGATCGTAGCCAAACTCTAGAATCTCTTTGCAAGCCGCATACAAAATATCTTCGCGACTTTCTATCAAATCTTCCGCTTGCTTTTGGTTGTAATCTCCGCCTGTAATGCCTAATTCGCGAATACCTTCAAATTTGGTGCTAGTCGGCTTACCGATCAACGGGCACAAAAAACCTTCGCTAATCAATCGCTGGAAACTATCGTAATCGCAAAGGTTATAGGCAATATCAGAAAATAAACCGCCATCGGTAAGCATACCCATTTTTAGGCGAAATGGGGTAGCGGTAAACCCTATAACCTTGAGAAACGGATTTAGCGCCGTCAGAATGCGAATTACCGTTAAATATTGCGTGTCGTCATCGGCCCCTAGTAAATGAGCTTCGTCAATAAGCAATAAATCAATTCGGCCAAAAGCGTTATTGTTCTTTTCGAGAGTAGGGCAAACCGATTGAACGCCGCCGTAAATAATCGGCAGGCTTTTTTGCCTTTGCCCTAGTCCTGCACTATGGATACCTAGCGGAACAGTCAACCACATCCTTTGAAGCTTTTCGGCGTTCTGCTCTATTAGCTTCCAAACGTGAGTTAGTAGCATTACCCTTTGTGTAGGGTAATACCTGAAAACGTCAATCAAGAAATCCGCTATAACAATAGACTTGCCCGTTCCTGTGGGCATACAGACAAGCGGATTCCCCCTACCGCCATTCTCAAAGTAATTGAAAATAGCGTTTTTTGCTTCTGTTTGATACCAATGGGGTTTAATCATTACCTAGCGTTATCGATTGCCAGTTATCACAGCCTGCCGCGACAGCATCACGGGGAATGATCGCGTTCCATTGTTCACAATAAAACTCACCGTTATCAACAGCGTTAGCCCGTACACAACTGCGGCAATTCTTTTCGGCAGGCTTTTTAAAATGGCAAACGTCTTTGAATCGGCAAAGGCTTTTACATTCATAAAAGTTAGCATTTTCTGATAATCTAGGGGGCGGAGTTCTAGCGAAAATAATTTTTTCCGCTTTGATTTCCATATTTTCAGCAAGTTTAAAATCTAGCTTTTCGACTTTTACGGCTAAATCATCATCGTTTTTATTTACGCAAAGATAAATTACATACTTAATACCGTAGCCGCGACCATAAACCGATTCTTGAATAAAGTGTTGCGGTTTACCTGTGGCTAATGGTTCGTTTTTGGCTTTGTTGAAACCTGCACCAGTCCCCGAAGTTTTGGAAGAAACTAAAACGGGTTCGTTTATTTTCCATGACTCCGGGAATCTAGCAATTCCGTCAAGACTTCCGCCGAAATGCCCGCCGCAGGTACGTTCTAGCCTAAATTGCTTACCCGTAGACTCATCGTGAGTCCAAACGGTAAATCCTAGACCCCTAAGCCATTTTGTATGTCTGGGTTCTTCCAAATGGCCGCGCTGCCAAAGCCTGCGCATTCGCCCTGACGCATTTTCTTTAGCCACCCAGCGGAAGCCATACCAAAGTTTACGGCTGCATTCATCGCCAATTACAGAAGCGCCTAAATGCCAACGAAAACCATCATCGTAGATTTCTGCCGTATGGTCTTCAATCGCCTTAGAAAGTCGTTCGGCTACAGCAAGCCTAGTATTTGCATTTTCAAGATTTGCCGTATCGTCTAATATTGATTCTTGTGTGCTGTCGGCAGGCTCGCCGGTTTCTTTTAGCATCATCTTTGGCTTTCCTCTTTTGAAAATAGGCATACCCGTTCGATCTGTGGGCACGCATTAGTTCGATAGCTTGTTTTAGTTCGCTGTCTGTAAGTTCGCTTATATGACAATTAGAACTTTCTAGACGTAATTCTTTAGCTATCCATCTATAAGCGTCGTCTCTACTTATATATTTTAATTGCCAAACTGGGTCTAGCAATTCATGTAGCTTAACTCGTCTACGTTTTGTTATAGATGAAGCCATTAGCCCCATAGGGTTGTAAGTATTCGCATGGCATTGCACAGACGCCTTACAATGCCCACAGAAATACATATACGGCCAATCACCTTTTAACTCGCCATATAAAATATCATTCGATGCTAAAACTACATTCGGATTTTTACAACTATCACAAATTTTAGGCGGTTGTCTCATTTTTTAAATCTGTCATTAACTCTACATGCTAATGCTTTTGATTTATCCTCAAAAGAAATATTACATCGGCCGCGACAACCCCACCCAACCCATTTTATATTTCGCCACCATTTACCATCCATTTCGAACGCTTCGGACAATATTTCTTTTATAACGCATTCCATGGCGACACCTAAAGAAAAACCCCTATACGTCGATTTATAACGCATAGGGGTTGCGGCATCAATAGCCTATCTGATTACTTCTGACCCCAAGCAGGCTTGCCGCCCGCCGCTGCGCCTTGCTGCCAGGATGCGGCGGGCGGATTCGCTGCGGGAGGAGGTGGGGTAGCGACTCCCCCGCCCTGCCATCCTGGGTTAGCGGCCTGTTGAGAGGCTGGCGATGCCCATTGCTGGGTTTGTGGCGCTGGTGTTGACGCTTGAGGCTGATACTGTTGTGTTTGCTGTGGTTGCTGTTGCTGGCCACCTTGACCCGGCATCGAACCATCAATATTCAGAATCTTACGCACTTGCGTAAACGGCGTTACCGATTCACCAGCATCCTTTTTAGCTTGTTGGTCGGGGGTAAGCGGTTGCGGCTCAACATCGACGCAAAACGGCTTATTGTGAAGCGCTGCGGTTTCTTGAATCACAAATTGACCAGTTGCGTAGCAAAGGGCCGCCATTTGAGATTCTGCAATAGCTCTAACCTTTTCATCTTGGTGATAAAGGTTGATATACATTTGGCCGCTTGCGCCCTTTGCAGGTCCGTCGATAACTTCCAAATCAAAAACAACCATACCCCCTTGATTGCTCTTATTCGGCTTAATTTCCGAAGCTACAGCAACGACGGGTTGTTTACCGACTGGGAGCGATTTGTAACCGCCACCCTGATTAGTCGGGTCAAACTGCTGTGCGTTAAATTGACTTTGAAGCTGTGCCATAGTTAGGCGTCCTTTTGGTTGGTGGTGGAATCAATATCTAACGATCGTTGTGCATCGTCAGCGGGAGGATTGTTAAGCGCAAGAATGTTATTTCCCAATTCGACAACATTCGCGGCAATAGAATCGCGCAATTCCTCTTGTGCTTTTGCCAAATTATAAACAACAGAAAACAGCGCCGTTAGAATAACGTGAAGCGCGCGACCTGCGAGCAATCGGGTAAACGCGTCGATCAAGAATTGAGCATGCAAGGTATCTGACTTTTCTTGATTTTCCTTAACTGCCGCGATTTCTTCAGGGGTGAGTTCGTCAGTTTTTGTTTCTTCGCTCATAGCATAGCCTTTGTAAAAATATCGGTAAGGTTTGGCGGCTCAAAAGTCGCAAGATTGCCCGACCGATCACGGGCAAGCAAATCGAACTGTTCGCTTGTGCAAAATGCTTTTTGCGGACCCATAACACCGGGGATATTGTGCAACCCCAAGTGCATAATAAGGTCGAAAAGGTGGGGGATTTTAACGTTTAAGTCATTACCCGGAAAGTAGGGTTTACGCTTTAGAACCCCGTTTTCCTCAATGCGCGTTTGCTTGCAAATCAAATACATGTGCTTATTCGGTTGATAGAATAAGGCATTCATATATTCCATTACTTTGTTAGACATTTCCCCATATGCTTTTAGTCCGTGCGAATGCACCTTTAGCATGTGCTTTAGAACCACTTCAGCCATATGCGAAACCGAGTCAACACCTAGCGTATCGAATTGGTCAACTTCGCGCGAACTGAACCACCACTTGAAAAATTCCTCAATTTGTGGGTACTCATACGCTTGCCATGTTGGCAAATTAGTAGCCTTAGACAGCGAACGCGCCCCAGGCTCACACAATAGGAGAATGGGCCTAGGCGCCGTCATAAATACGGGCGTCTTACCCGTACCAGGATCACCATAAGCAATAGACTTGACGCCTAACCGTGCGGCAATTTGGCTTGCGGGGCGTAAGTTACTGGCGTTCATTAGCAGCCTTTAAAATAGCATTTACAACCCATTCGTGCGGTTTCCATGCCGGGTGTTCAGCACCAAGTAAATAACCTTGCGATGGTAGCAAAGGTTCTGTATTATTCTTAACGAATTCGACAGCTTCGCTTTTGGCTAACAAAATAGCTTCGTCGCGTGTCATATGAATTCCTATAAAATCTGGTGCGACCTGCAAGAATCGAACTTGCATATTCGGATTAGAAAGCCGATGTATTATCCATTATACGAAAGTCGCTATTTGGTGGGCCGTGTTGGGCTTGAACCAACGACTAACCGATTATGAGTCGGCTACTCTGACCAACTGAGTTAACGGCCCTGTGTTTGGTGGAAACTGTAGGATTCGAACCTACGCACCTCAGTGGGTGTACTAGTTTCAAACTAGCTGCATTCGGCCACTCTGCCAAGTTTCCTATTTGGTGCCCCGAATCGGACTCGAACCGATATGCAATTAAGCGAGGGATTTTAAATCCCTTGTGTATACCATTTCACCACCGGGGCGGAATACGTTAAAGCTTACCTTGAGTCTTAGGCGCCACGATTTCAAGAGTAGGTGTGCCAGGGGTAACAGTAATACAATCATCAATCATCGCCTTATATTTCGGCGGCAACTGATCGTATTCTGTTTTAGACAGTTCGGCCTTCCACTTGATAAGCCTATCGGCAAGCAACTTGCCTTCTGCGCTATCGTTTTCGATCTTATCAAGCGCAGTGTTTACAGTGTCTTGATTGACATTGTGATTCTGTTTCTTAACAATTTTGGCCTTATAACCAGCAGCTAGTTGGATATTTTCAGTACCTGTGACCTTATTAGGATCGCTAACAAGCGCCACATATTCATTACGCAATCTAACTTCAAGTTGCTTTGATTGTTCCATTTGAACTTTAGCAAGTTCCCATTCAGTAAGAACCTGGATAGGATCGCGAGATTGTGTAATCTCGCCAGTGAATTGGTCGATTTGCTCAGTCATTCGTGAATTTCCGCAAAATTAGACAATTGGGCCTTACGATAGTTTGGGCCTTTGACAATCTTACCATGTTCGTTAAAAACCGGCAAGCCATCGACGAATTTACTGTAATTGCTTTCGTTGACTTCCGCAAGGGCGCCGAAAATGTTCATTTTGAACATATGAGCAACGCCAATTGCGGTAACGATTTGATCACAAAGGGAATCTAGCAATTCTACGCGGTCAAGACCCATAAAATCAACATCTAGCCCAATAGATTTAGATTTGTAATGATTAGCATAATCGCTCAAAATGGCTTCTAGTTTTGGCATTGCAAGCGATTCCGCCATTTCGGCCACTTCTTCCAAATGGCAGCCTAATTGCACAGCTCTGTTTTTATCTGTGGGCACCGGAACGGCAAGCTTAAACCAATTATCAATTTTTTCGACGGTGAACGCTCGATAATCTGTTTCCGTATCCTCTACGGCGATCACAATTTTTTGATCCATAAAGACAAGCCCTTTCAGCGTTGGAGTGCCTGGACTGTAAGGCGCTGCCTACAGGCTGTCAAGCATGTTGACAAAAAATTTTTCGACGGTAGACTGCGCAGCATGGACTTAGACCGACTCGCCGCAAGGTTACGCACTGCACACAGTAGGTATTCTTTACGTCAGCTTGCCAAGTGGTGTAAAGGTAAGGTTTCTCACGAATACCTTCGCACGATCATTACAAACGGTTGCCCTGATACGATTTCTGTCGGCCGTTACAACTCTATCGATCAAGGTTTAGCCGACAATGGCTTTTGAACGCATTCCCGCAGAAATGCGGGCGTTTAAATCTTGGTGCGTTTGGCGGTTGGAAAGAAATCTAGACGGAAAGCTAACTAAGATTCCGTACAGCCCGATTAGTGGCTACAAGATTGATCCGACAGCGCCGCATCATTGGGTAACGTTTGAATCCGCAGTAGCGGCGGCGGAGTCACGCCCAGAATGGTGGAGCGGTATTGGCTTTGTTCTTTCCGAAGCCGACCCATACACATTTATTGACTTAGACGAACCGAAAAACCCAGACGGATCGCCGTTAGAGTCTGACGAATACGCGCGACGTTTTGACCATCAAAATAACATTTTTAATGCCTTTCCTTCTTATTCGGAATTGTCACCTTCGGGCAAAGGTTTACACATTATTTTGCGTGGCGAAGTTCCCGCAGGTCGCAAACGAAACAATGTAGAGATTTATTCGTCAAAACGTTTTATGACGATGACGGGGAATGTTTACACAAATTCGCCTATCAATTATTACAACAACGAATTAAAATCCCTATGGGATGAAATGGCACCGGCTAATCAGTCATCAGAACTGTATTACGCTGGCCTTGAACGTGAAGTAAACACTGACGAAAAGGTAATTCTTTATGCGCAAAGTGCTAGCAACGGTGAGCTATTTCACGATCTGTATTTTAATGGGGATTGGGCTAAACATAATTACCCTAGTCAATCCGAAGCTGATTTTGCGCTTGTTGATATTATCGCTTTTTATTCAAGAAATAGAGCACAAGTTAACCGCATATTTCTCAACTCACGACTAGGGCAGCGCGAGAAATCGCGGGCGCCTTATCGGATTAAGAAAATGCTAGATCGTTGTTTCGACAATTTGCCAGCACCGATTGACATTCAAAGTATAGCCAATAATATTTTGGCAAGTCAAATGGAAAAAGATAGACAAAAGCAAATTGCCAAAATTAATTCTGCGGTTGCTATTGACCATGAAAAAGATTATTTAGAATGCGTTGAACCGCTGTTTTTTGATGAGTCTAAGGAATCGCCCTACAACCCACCACCCGGCCTAATGGGTGACATTGCGCGATTCGTGTTTGCTCAATCCTATAGACCAATCCCGGAAGTCTCACTAGCGGCAGCAATCGGGCTTATGGCGGGCGTTTGTGGACGCGCATTTAATACGCCTACGGGCTCAGGCTTGAATCAATACGTGCTGGTTTTAGCCCCTACCGGATGCGGTAAAGAAGAAATGGCTAAAGGTATTCAAAAACTTTTTAACGAAGTCGGCAAAACTAATATTACTTCGCGTGATTTTCTCGGCCCTTCTGACATTTCTAGCCCGCAGGCTTTAACTAAATACTTAGGTAAAAAATCAGCGTCTTTTGTCTCAATTATTGGCGAATTCGGAATTTATTTCAAAAACATGGCGACGGCAAACGCTAGCCCACACATGCAAGGATTGAGCCGCGCGCTTTTAGATTTTTACGGCAAGTCTGGAAATAAACAATCTGTGGGCAGTATGATTTATTCCGATTCGGAAAAAAATACAGCCGTTGTTAATGCACCAGCAATGACCATTCTAGCCGAGTCGGTGCCTGAAAACTTTTATTTGAATTTGAACGAATCAATGATTCAGTCAGGTTTATTGCCACGTTTTACAATTATTGACTACAAAGGGGATAGAGTTAGGCCGAATAAAGCATGTGCTTCTGTAATGCCATCCGACAGCCTTATTCAAAGTTTGAATTCTCTTATGTCGCAAGCTGCGTTGTTGAATAGTCAAAATATGGTTATCAATGTGCAGCAAACCGAAGAAGGGCGGCAATTGCTTGATAAGTTTGAAGAATATGCGGACAATAAATCGTTAGGTGCTAATGAAACTGTTAGATCACTTTGGACTCGCGCTTATCTTAAATCGCTTCGCCTTGCTTGTTTGGTGGCGGTAGGTGTTAATTCTTTTCAGCCTACTATTGATAAAGCGGCGGCAGAATGGGCCATCCGAATAATTCGTACTGATGTTGAGGCGATGTTGCGTAAATTTGAATCTGGCGAAGTTGGCGAAAATACGCATGAAAATGAACAGATTCGCACAGTACTTAGACTTGTTAATAAATACGTCAATGACGCATGGGAAAAAGTCACTAAGACTGTCGGTGCGGCAAAACTTAAGCCTTTGCATGATGCAAAAATTGTTCCTTATACTTTCTTACAAAAATCCACCTCTAGCGTAGGATTGTTTAAGAATGACAAAATAGGCGCAACAGCAGCGCTAAAGCGCACTCTTAACGTGCTTTGTGAACGTGGCGACCTTCAAGCAGTACCACGCGCCGAATTGGCTAAGTTCGGCACAGGTTCAGCAGCCTATGCAATCACTAACATTGATGCAATTTTGAACTTGACAAAAAATTGAAGACGTTTTAAGCTTTAGCTTTCCCACCCTTGAGCGACGCACATAGGAGAACGACATGGACATGTACGAAGACGATGACCAGCAGGAGGGCCTGTTGTGCGTCCGGTGTGGCAAGGACACCTGCTGCAACCCCGACGTATCGACCATGCCACCAGCGTGGGCGGAGGACCTTGTGTGCAACTGGCTCTGCAGCGATTGTCTGGACGCGCGTGACGAAGAGGAGGCGGCCGACGCAGTTGAGGCGAGCCCCGAGCGTTTCGAGGCGGCGCAGGCGATGCGCAACGAGGCCATCAAGACCATGCACCTGGACCCGTGCAAGAACACGCCGGACCTTGACGCTGCTGTCGCGAGATACCTCGACGCCAGCGAGCCCAACTGAAACCCAAGCCCCGGAACTGACCCATGAACAACACCGAAATCACCGAGCGCTCAGCGCGCGCCATCGGCCTTGACCCGTGCGGGTTCTGGCGCGGCAGCGCTGTGGAGTGTCGCGGCCCGGACGCTACAACCGGCGTCGGGGACTTCTTCTGGTGGAACCCGCTCGGCAGCGGCAACGACGGCATGCACTTGGTCAAGACCCTGAAGCTGACCGTGGCGCCTGAGCCCTCGCGTGGCGGATGGTCTGTCGGCGCCGTGGTCAAGGGCGAGTTCAAGTGGCTGGTCCATGGCGATGACGCGCAGCGTGTGGTCGCTGAAGCTGCTGCGTCGCTTCCTCCCGCTTCCACGCCCGTCTACCCCTGACCTTCCAAGCCCCAAGCCTCGACTATGAACAAATCAATCGCCTACGCCATCGCCTTCTCAACTTGCCAGGCGCTGGCCTGCTTCGCCCCGACAAAGGTAGATCAGGTCGTTACCGCCTTTCTGGCCGGGTGCTTTGGCGCTCTGCTCATCCTCCACCGTCCCTGACCCAGCCCTTCGACTGTGGACCACCCCATGACCACTGAGACGCCCGCACCCGCTCCGTTGGAGCTGAAAGACCTGATCGGCCAGGTTGTCCTAGAAGTCGGCACCGAGAACGTGTACGACTACTACCCCGGGTTCGTGTCCTCGTTCCACCCCGAGCGCATGGCTCACAACGCCGGTTGAACCCATCCCCCGAACTCAACGATTGAAAAGACCTTCAGGGGTCTTTTTTAAACTTACAGTCTGTTACATTTTAATCCTTGACGTTTGAAATTTAGCGGCTATAGTTGAGGCATCAAACGGAGAAACATGAAATGACAGACAAAGCTAAACAACTTCGCGAATTGCTGATAGCAGGAACGTTAATGTCAACGCGCGAAATGTGCATTGCGCTTGGTTGGCAAGGTGGAACAATTCACCAAGTAGCGTTTGAAACTAGATTATCTGTTGACTTTCTTTTGACTCGCCAAAAGGTTTAATCATGCTCAAACTTGGCTCTACTCACATGGTCGTTGACACTCACAGCGGCCTAAAGATCGTTCGTTGCACTCGCGGCAACTTCTTTTCGGGTTTGTACGCAGTGCAATTTTTGGGCAGTGAAGCAGAATGCAATCTGGAACTTAAGCGATTGAAAGGTTTGAATTATGACAATGCCAAAGGCGTGGCCGTTTCCGACGTACAAAGGCCGACCGTTCAAGCCGGCGCCAGTGCCTAAGCCTAAACCTAAACCGTTCGAAGAGGCGCCGTTTTAATGGCTTTGCTTCGTTCAATTAAAACTATAACTAGAATAACTGCGCTATCTCAGGCGGTTATTCTGCGCGCCTTGACTGAAGAACCATCTAGTGTTGCAGAGCTAATGGAAATTTCCGGCTTAAGCAAATGCACAGTTCAAAACTATTTACTTGCGCTTCGTAAAGCCAAATTAATTTATGTAGCTGCTTGGGAATCTGACCCAAACGGTAGAATGAATACCCCATGCTACAAATGGGGGTCTGATAAATCCGACGTTAAAAAACCTATGATGACGAAAGCAGAAATCGCTAAACGTTATCGTCAACGTAAGAAATTAAAGGAATTGCATAATGGACTCACAAATTCAATTAAAGCCGGTTAAGCCGCGTGCTAAACCAATTTGCGGAGGTTTTAAACTTTGGTATGATGACGGTACAAAAACATACGGTAGATATTATGTAGGCCGAACTTTGACCGAAGCTTATCGTAATTGGGAATGGGATTATAAACAAAATGCCCACAAAAGAAATATCCAAAGCTGAAGCCTGTTTCGGCGTTTGCTGTGGTAGGCATCTAACCTGCCAACTTTACGCTAATGTTGAGCTTAAACCGCTTGCGTTTCGTATTGCTACGTGTGACAATGGCGACAAGAACCACCCTTTGTTTGTTCACGTAAGGACTACGATAAATGATAAATGATATCAGGCGCCGTATTGGTAAATCAATTTACAATGTTGTGTTGCGTGAGCGTATTTTAGAAACCGCGCGAGTTAACATGCAGAACGTTTTGATTATTCATGATGAGATTGAAGAAATCGACGTTGAAGACTGGAATAGACTGCGGCCTGAAGATACTGCGCCTATCAACGGTTTTTCTGTTGGCAAACAAAAGAAAAAAGCCCAATGGCTTAACAAACCTTACGGGCGACGAAAATGACAATTTTACAGTGGTTGAATTCATTACGCCCGGCAATCCCATTTAGTGCCGAGAAATCTAAAGATTCTGACGGCAAATGTGTTTTAATTAGTAGTGGTGAACTTAGGCGGCAAGCTAAACAAGGCGCTATTATTATAAATGGTGAAACGTTTAATGTTGATGAACTTATGGATTTTCCTGTTTTTTCTCTAATCTTTTTTCCTAAATCTAAAAAACGTAAGACGACAATTATATGAAAATGTTGCAATCGTTTAGTATTGAATGTTCGCATAGTTTTCAAGGCAACAATATTAAATTTACTGCTAGCGTTAAAGCTAGTGATAAATGTCACGCTATGTGAATTATTCGAAATGAAATGAAATATCTTTATTTGCGCGATGTTAGTCCGCAAACTAAAATGCGGCGTTGTGAATATCAGTATAGCGACAGCGTTATTAGTAAAGACGACATTAACCCGGATGAAGGCGACAAGCAATGAAAATGTTAACCGAACAACGTTTGCGGGAATTGCTGGAAAAGGCATATTGGGAAGGTGCGGCTAAATTCGCTTATCCTTACTTGTCTGGACTGGACAAAGCAAACCCGCAAGCGCAATCAGCAGCTAAGCAAGTTGTTGACAATCTCGTTTATATTTCAGATCGGGAATAATCATGAATTTTTTAGAAACTCGTGTTTTTCATCGTCTCGGCCGTGGTGATGTTTCTGACGCGCAATTGGCCGAATTCGTAACTAAATTGCATCTACTAACGGAGCGAGTCCGGGCTATCGAAACTGCTTGGCGCGACACGGACGGCTACCCGGACACACAGGACGAACGCGGCAAAATTGAGGGAGCGATAGCCCAAGCTGTAGCGGCTAGCCACGCACTAGAAACCGCCATAAACCCCGATCCCGACCCTGACAAGGGGTAAGCCCCATAGGCCGCGTAGAGCGCTCCTAGGCGGGCGCTTTTTTCATGGTCGATTCAGAAACGACAAAGCCGCAATCAAGCGGCTTTTTAATTGGGTGTTCCCATCGGGGGTACTTTTAAAAATACTCCAGAATTTATAATGGGGGTGGGTAGCCCAAAAATTCCACTACAGGGGGTCACGCGCGCAAATCGCGTTTTCAAGATGCGACAATGCACTGCTTTAGTGCGGAAACGGCAAAAAACGGCTCAGTGGCCGGTTAGTCGATTCACTCGCCGAAAAGTTCATTGAACAAATCATCTTCCATGATTTCATCCAATGTTTGCGGTTCGATACCGAGAAACTTATATTCTGCGGACAATTCTTTTTCAATGCCGGCAACGTAAACTTTACGAAGTTCAATTTCTTTAGAGTTCTTAGCAGCGGCCAAACGAATGCGCTCATTCGACAGACGATGGTTGATTGCATCAAGATGTGTGAAGTCGGTCATGATCTGCTTTTCGTTTCAATACCTTAACTATAGCACTCAAAGCGGCGATGTAAAGCTTTTTTTTCTAGGTGTTTGTCCTAGTGCGTTGTTACACTTTAGCTACTTGACGACAATGCTGATGCGTATAGAATAGCTACATCGCAACCCAAACGGCAGATACAAAATGCAAGCTTCTATCTACACGAAAAACGGCAAGATTGCTTACCAATATGGCAACGGTCGCGCGCTGCGCGCTACTGATGGTTGGAGCTACGAAGTAAAGAAAAACGGCGAATGGGTTGCTGCCAGAGCCCGCAACATTACCCCAACTGTCGCTAAGGTTAAAAAGGCACTCGGCAAATAAAAACTAGCCCCTACCAAGGGGCTTTTTGTTGCCCTGTTGCTGTTACAAATTCTTACACTTTAATTGCTTGACAATAGCGCGTAATGCGCTATAGTTGATTCATCGAACAAGGGGCTTTAAATGAATACGCAAATCGAAACTTTCCGCGCAGCAATCGACGCAGCCAATGCAGCTCATTACGCCGACCTTCGAAAGTGCGGTCATGCACATCGCATTGGTACTGTGGCACTTAATGATTCTGAAGAATGGCAGATATTGCCTATTTCCGAATAGATATTCTTGCCCACATAAAGAACTAAGCGGCTCAAAAGGCCGCTTTTTTGTTATTTGAATACGTAAACTTTACAGTTGGTATTGTATTTTGACATTGAACCATGTGGAACTTCTAGAAGTTCTTCAGTCATCGCTAGTGCCTCTTTTAGCGCTGCCGTTGCACCTGCTGGGTGATTTTTAAATATACCTACGCTTGATGTTGATTTTTGCAAAAACGTATATGGGATGAATCGAGTCCCTTCTAGCTTCTTTGCCAAATCAACACCCAGGGTTGCGGCATGTTTCGCGTGACCTTCTGTGATCAACTTATTACAAAGTCTCAATATCTTAGCTTTGCGATCTTCTATGCTGCTAGGTGGCGAACCTTTATCCATTTCTAAATAAGCCGATTCGATATCAAAATTGTTTGTCATTCGGCGGATAACAAAATGCCCGTTCACTTCGGCAACCATGTATCGAATAGCGCCTTTCGATTTGCTATCAAGGAAAGCCCTCAGTATTGCGTATGTCAGTGTTGACTGATTAACCGGGTACGGGGCTATTTCTTGTGTTTCATTTAGCGTATTGAGCGCGATTGCAAGGGATTGCAGCTCATTGTCACGGTATTGCACAGTCTCAAAGTTCACAATATTATTCCCTATAGTGGTGCATTGATTATGCGTTAAGAGAGCCAGTTATCTCAAAACGGCCAGAGTTTAACATGGTTTGCTGTTGTTATTCAATACCAGTGCAAAACATTATTTTGTAGTGAGGGGGTAAGGGTACACCCCCTTGCGTATATTGCAACAATACCCGATATTACGTGATAATGCCTAGAATTGATGTAAATTGATGGGATATGATTCAGAATTGAAGGGATTATCGGGGATTGTCGCGTATTGACGGGGTTTTGTAGGGGAGTCACCCCCTATATAATAATATAATAATAATAATAATAATAATAAATAATATAAGAATACTCTTGTAAATCCGATCAATTGATGGCATTGATGACATAGAATTTTTCTATAATTCGAGAAAAAGGCCGACAATTGCAGGAAATGCGGTTATGCTGTCAATCTCGCAACTTAGGAGCAACTGTGTACGAATTTGTCCAACCGTCCGAAAAAGCATTAAAGGCAACTTGCAACGAGTTTCAAAAGAAATACAATTTTCCGTTTGAGAAATGCCCTGTAGGTATGTCGTTTGTGGTCAGAAAGGACGAAGTTAGCGCTATTGGCGTATTGCGTTCTCTCTGTACGCGGCAAGGTCAGCGATGGGGTAAGCAGTTTCGCGTTACCGAACATGAAGACCGTTTCGAGATTAGCTGTGTAAGGCTGCGCGACGAAGGACCACAACAGCCCAAATCTGTGGGCAGACCAGCAAAGGTAAAAGAACCTAAGCAGGTCGAGCAGCGGGTTATCGAACCAACAGCGGCGCCTAAGTTCTTCACCGATTCGCCAAATCCTAAAAAGAAATACGGTGTGCTAGTTGCAGAGCCTGACCATGAAACAGGCATCGGCCGCGCAGGCTGCTATCAGTGCGGCACCATTCGCGAATTCAACGCATACGAAACGCCGTATGATGCCGAAAAGTCAAGATTTACGTTGACGTGTGGATTTGAACCGTGTAAACTTGAATTTGAAGTACCGGATACGATCGAACCAACAAAGGATGACGAATCGTGATTGAACGTATTTTTGATTTTGTACTAGTCGTTTACACGCTAACGGCTGTTGTTGTCATCCTGCTAGCCTCTATCCCCGTGCTATTCGCAGCGTTCGGGCTTGCACTGGCGTGCCTAGTGCTGAAGTCCCTGTTGTGCGCTGTACGGGCCTGGAATGGGTCCAGGCGGCGTTGAATCTGTGGGCAGAAAGGGGTAAGGTATGTATAGCCATCCAATGCAGCTATCTGACGCTATAAACCGATTTGGTAAAGAATTGGTCCATTGCTCATTTAGCGTGACATATGCCAACGATCCAGAATTGCCGCACCCGAACTTTTATGTTCAATTGTATAACCCTTCACTTGACACATTGCCGACGTTTGAAAGTGTCTTGCGTCGTTTGCAGTTGAGCATTACAAAATGCGGTAAGTCGGGTCTATATATTGTTTGTTCTATTGTTGAAGACGAACCATGAACACCGAACTTAAAGGCGACATTGCAGAGCTAGAAAAGACGCGTTCGCATGGCGGGCCTGAAGTTACCGAACGAATCGCTACAGCGGCCTCCTATGCCATCACAAGGCTATCCGAAGCTGGCGCTGATTTGATCGTTAGCAACGGCGGATTGCATTTGAAGATCAAGCATGATCGCTTCGGTATTGTCGATTACTGGCCTACGTCTCAAAAGTGGTGGATTGCTCGGCAACAACGTAGAGGCCACGGGTTGACGAACTTGATGCAAAAGCTAGGGTTTGTACTTAGAAAATAAACGTTGACATTGCTAGCGTTCGGTTTATAGTTGAGTCATTCAACGGAGCAAAGTAAATGAACGAATATATTGTTACTGCACCGAACGGTCAAGAGTTCAATATCTATGCCTATTCGTCTATTGAGGCGATAACCTGGTATGCTGGCGCTAACTATGGTTTTGGTTGGAAAGCAATAAAGCAATGAAAATTATGATTGCTGGTGAATGTTCGGGCCGAGTTCGTAATGAATTTAGGTCGAAAGGTCATGACGCCTGGTCGTTTGATCTTTACGAAGATGACGAAAATAAATCTTGGTATCATCGTAAAGAAGATGCTGTAAAAGCTGCCTATTCTGAGCATTGGGATATGCTTATTGCTTTTATGCCTTGCACCCATTTGTGTGTGTCAGGTGCTAGACATTTTGAAGCCAAGCGTGCTGATGGTAGACAACAACAAGGTATTGATTTGTTTATGAGTATGGTGAATTCGCCTATTAAAAAACAATGTCATGAAAACCCAATAGGTATCATGTCAACTATTTATCGTAAACCAGATCAAATTATTCAACCCTGGATGTTCGGCCATGGTGAAACAAAAGCAACGTGTCTTTGGCTAAAAGGTTTGCCGCTTTTGAAGCCTACAAAAATTGTTAGTGGGCGCGATGATCGTATTCATAGAATGCCACCTGGCCCAAATAGAGCTAAGGAACGATCTAGAACTTACATGGGAATCGCAGAAGCAATGGCCGATCAATGGGGTTAGCATAAACCCCTATAGCGCATCGCAATTGGTGCGCTATACTTGAATCATGAAAAACGAATATGCAGCAAACCTAGCCCTTAGCAATCGTGATGATGAATTCGCCGCTTGGGCTAAGGTTTTCAATCAACCCGTAGTTAAGCCGCGTCGTGTTGGTTTTTGGGCTAAACTTTGGAGATTGATTAAATGACGCAAGAGGAAATGAATGAACTTTATTACGCCTATCGTAGAAATGGCAATATTTTATACGATATGGCTGATTTAGATAAAAGCATCAGGCTTATGGAAATTCTTTCTTTTGACAACAAACTAATTCGTGTAACGCTTTACAATGGCGAAGTCTTTGCAATTTGTGAGGTGAAAAAATGAAAACCGAACGCAAAATCAAAACCATCCTTGTGTCTATGTGGTTCAATGGTAGAAATGTTTGGGTGCTTGCCAATGCTCGTAAGGTTGGACGGCATTACCAAGTTTCTATTGAAACTATTAACGAGTTGCAAAGCAGGTTGGTAAATCGTCGCGGTGCGACTATTACAACGGGGTGATTGAATAAGGGTTAATCCCAATAGCGTAACGCCAATAATGCGTTATTATTGAGTCTCAAAAACTTAGGAGTTACCGAAATGGACTTGTTCGAATTCGCAGAAACCGCCGATGCTGGCGACCTTTGGAAGTGGTATCAAACTCCATTTGCGACGCATGAACAATTTACGTTTGTGAATAAATCAGGTGCTGCGAATCGTCCGGTTCTTCATGAGCCCGAGTTGATCGAAAAAGGTTATCGCGATAACTGCTCGCCGGAAGTCGCCCGCATGTTCTTTCAATTTGTGGCGCTGGCTTGCAATGAATGAGCGAGATAGGGTAAACGATAAGATTGCAAAACGTGCAGAATCTTGCATGTATCTGGTTATTGTGTTATACTTGCTTGGTCTTTTCTTTGGAGTGTTTGGGGCTATACTATGAAAGTTAAAGAGTTGATCGAAAAGCTTAAAACTATGAATCAAGACGCAATTGTGTTGGTTGATGGTTACGAAGGTGGTATGTCCGAACTTAAAGATAGTAGCGTCACAGCTATCAAAGCTAAGGATAACAACCCTGTGGCTTGGTATTACGGGCCGTTTGAGTCTGACGATAACGGTGTTGATTGTGTAAGTCTTTCGCGTTAATTAAATACTACTATGTTTGAATATCTGGTTTGTGATTACAATTTCTCGCACGTTGGTTGGGTTAAAGCCGACAACGCAGAAACTGCCCTAATTCGCGCTAAAGTCAAATACCCGTTTGCAGTTGCGCCGATGGTGTTTAGTGAATATTTGCAGGTTTCATAATGACTATTTGCAACATAATTGCAATGAGCATTGGCCCGTTAGCATGCTTTGTGGGTGGGGTTAGTATTGGATTGGCAATCGGCAGTTGGAAAGAACTTAAGCGACTGAGGGAGCACAAATGAACATTGATAAAAAGTATGATCCTACACCCGAGGAAAACAGGGCGGCTATTGACGCATTGAAAACTGAAACGGAATCAACCGACCCTTATGCGTTTTACCGCGACGCTAGGGCCGGTGAAGATCGTAGCGCTTACGTTGTTTTTGCTAAGGATTTGCGAGGTCAGAATTGCCGATTGGCCGATTTCTGGTTTGATGCCTTTGAAGGTGGCCGAGACCGTCATGCGGCGCGAGTATTAGCCGAACAATTGGCGCGCAAGATCAACGCGAGCTGACTAGCTTTCTGTGGGTAGAATATGAAACCGCGCATTAGACTTATTTATGGGATTTGGGAAGTCATTACATACAAAATGAGTTCTGATTGTTTGGCGGCTTATTACTACGCTCACAATCGCAACATTAAAGAAGGCCGCTATGCGAAACGTTAAATACTGCTGCCGCTGTGGCCGCGAAGGTCATTTGTCACACGCTTGTAAGATGAAGGTACCTAAGTGATACTGCATCCGAATACAGAATGGCGACATAAAAATAGCGGTTATATTTACACTGTTATTTGTGTAACAAATACAACCACGGCTAAACCTGATTTCGTCACAACAGTTGTCTATATGCGGAGTTCTAATTTGTATAGTCGCCCGCTGTCAGAATGGTTTGAACGTTTTGAGGCTATGTGATGATTAAAGCAAATCGATTGGAAACAATTGTGATAGAGTTGCATATTGATTATCAGACGGCGCAACGTCTTAAAGCTATGATGCAAAATCCACACCGTAACGAACCGCCAGACATTAGTAGACTTCGCGAAGAAATGTTTGTGGCTCTAACTAACGCTGGCGTGGCATTGTGACCGGCGCACGCGTTCATCTTAGCGAAAAAATGTGGTTCGATATGGCCCGTACCGTTGCCCGACGTTACGGGCTTTTTGTTGTTGTCAAGCCGGATAACTACCTATTGTATCGAACTGCCGAAGGGCGTAATATTTTCATAGGCAAGCGCAAGCATGCTAAAAACCTATACGAACTCACTAAACAAACGACGGGGCATAAATGACTACTGAAGAATTAGATATGATTTGCGCAGAATTGATGTATAGCGCTAATGTTAACCTTTGTGATGATATGCATTTGGGTTATATTACTGCTATAGATCATTTTCGTATGAAAATTTACGCCAAGTCTAATACACAGCTTCCGCCTTTACCGGACTATGATCCAGGATAGGATTTATAATGAGCGACTTTGAAAACGCAAAGCTTTGGACTGTTGACTTTGAAAACGTCAACGATTACACTAAAGTTAGCTTTAGCGGTGTTTATTCTAGAAGCGCTGAAAAAGCTATAGATGACACTAAAGAACTTCTAAATAATCCTGATAAATGGCGATGCGTTAAGGTTGATATTGCTAGCGATTAAATATGCTTGTACGCAATTCAAAACCTTGCGCTAACTGCGGCTGCTGGTGGTGTAAATGCGCTATGAGCATGATTAAAGAGCCTGTAGTATTGACTGATCGCGATATTTGCCGTATTCGTTTGGCTGTATGGTTTGCATTCATGTCTAATGCGTGGCCAGATTTAGGGATTTCACCTAATCCGTTTACTGAAATCAGCATTGACGAAGACGACAAACGACTATACATTATTGATAACGGGACTCGGCGATTGGTTGGTCCGCGTAGAGCTAGGAAGGTAAACCGTGTTTGAAGAAAACGAAGAAGTTTATTGGGATCGTCGGCGTATGCATGAATTCGACGAAATTGACGAAGCTGAACATAGCAAGGATGAAGAATAATGCTATTTTGTGTCGCGAATGTTGTGTACTGCAATCCTGAGCCGGTGCGAATCGGTTCTAAATTCCTACCGTCACATGCTGCCCACAATGTTGACGGCGTTTATTGGGAACGCTTACCGGCCCTTAGCGAGTCGGAAGAAATTTTGCAAAAGGGATTGTTGCGTAAGACAATCGTGCCTAGAATCGCGTATGAAATCGAAGTGCTGGCATTTTTCAAATGAAATGCAAATGCGGCGGCGTTGCTAGGCAACAATCTAACGATTCTGGAACACGCAAATATAAATGCGGATCATGTTTCAAAAACTTCAAAACGTTAGAATTTCACGAAATGGATGCTGCTGTTGCCGGTCTGGTGTATATTCGCGATCAGATTAGCGATATGCTTGCTAAAGAGTCTAGAAGTGTTTTAAGAGCTAAGGGGTATTTGCAAAAATGAAAATTTCCGAACTACTAGAAAAACTTGGTGAGTTGCAGGGTAAATATGGCGACGTTGAAATTTTTGTAATTGATAATGAATCGGGCGAAGCCGGTGAACCTGAACCGTATTGGGATAAAAGAGAAAAGCAGGTTGTCTTATGAACCCCTGGCAACTGGCTAAAGATTCCGAATCATCGCAACAAATCGCGTTGTTTTGTTGGGCCGCTAAAGCACAGCAGTTGGGTTTTAACGCGGCAGATAATGCCGATATGTATAAAGCCGCTAGGACGATTGACGTTGCAAATATGCGACCGATTATCGAACTGGCGTGGCTACATCACATTCCCAATGGTGGATCACGCGGAGATACGGAACGGACGCGCATGATCGCTGGCGGTACGCTGAAGGCCGAAGGTGTCAAGGCGGGCGTAATGGATGTGTTCTGGCCGCTGGTGCGCTCTGAATGGTCGGCATGTGGCTTGTATATCGAAATGAAGCGGCCCAGTCTCAAGACTGTTAAAGGTGGCGGACTGTCTGATGATCAAATCGCATTCGGCAACTTTGTCAGCTCTCAGGGTTATCGCGTAGTCGTTTGTTACACGTGGCTAGAGGCTGCGGCGGAAATTAAAAAATATTACTTGCAAAAAGTCTGAAGTCTGCTAGAGTTCAGTCTGTCGATTACGACAACCAATCAACCTAAAGGAATATGAAAAATGGGCACTCCCCGCAACAAGAAGCCGGCCGCTGAAGTCAAGGCTGAAACCGCCGCGTCTGAAATGACCCTTGACATTGTGAAAGAAGCTACCCGAAACGATAGCTTCGTGTATACTGACCCCGCTTTCCATACTGAGCTGTTGGCGCAAGGTCTGGTAGAAGTAAACCCCGAAATGACAGACGGCGACAAACTCGCCACCCGTGCAACTTTTAAGGACGAAAATCAAGTGACTGAACAAAACCAAAGCGCAACCGCAACGCCTGCCAAGGTCAAGCCGGTGTTTACCATTACCGATGCCCTGCCCGAACCCGTCAAGAAGCCGCGTAAGCTCGGCGGTAACGCCGGCCGTGATGAGGTTTACCCCTTCTCTCAACTTGAAGTCGGTAAGGGCTTTTTTGTTGAGGGTAAGGAAAACAAGGCGATGGCATCCACTATCGCTAGCGCCAACTCTCGCTATAGCGAAGTTGTCGAAGGTGAAACGCGCGTTCAGACTCGTGGCAAGAACAAGGGTCAGACTGTGCCAGTCACTCGCCAACTGCGCAAGTTCATCAGTTGGGATGGTTTCGCGCCGGACAATTCGGGCACCCCTGGCGTTTGGATTAAGCGAGAAGCTTAAAGAAAGATCGTAACCCCCGGTAGTCAAATTACCCAGTGATTAGGCTTTAGGAAGAAGAGGTTAGGCGGATATCGTAACCGCCAAAACAACACCCACGCTATTGGGTAGAAGTAGGCTTAGAAATAGGCTGACACAAAGCTGAAAGGCAGTGCAAATAAAAACGTCATAGCGTCTTACCACTACGCAAGTAGAGTGAAACATGAGATTGACCCCGTGAGCTGTGCCGCCAAGGGTTGACACTACAGGCTGACATTCCCTGATGTTCTAAACGCTCCTATAAGGGGCGTTTAGTTTTTGTAGGCCCGCTCTATGCGGGCTTTTTTGCGCCTGGGCTGGTCTAGGGTCGCCCGGCTCACGAAAGTTGTTTCTGTGGGCATCTAGGCCCCTACAATGCCGCCATTCCTTTGGAGCGTTTACCCCATGAGCACATCATTAGCAACTACGGCGCGAAATAACGCTATGAATTCTCACGTTACAGGACTCGGCAGCGCTGCCGTTGCTGAATTTTGGAGCGGTACAAAATCGCTAACGCCTAGCGGTACTAAGTTAGCAACCTTAACGTTTGGGACTAGTGTTGTTGCTGCTAATGGCGGAACTGCTGGAAGTGTATCTAATGGCGTTCTTACTTTTGGCGGATTTACACAAGTCAATGCGGATCACGTTTCGGGAACGCCGACATTCGTTTTGCTTAAAACTGGTGGTGGCGTCGCTTATGCGGCAATTGACATTGGGGGCGGGCCTACAAATATTCAGTTTACAGGCGCCGTTGTCGCTAATCAAAATATGACGGGTTCTTTGTCCTGGGCTGCGGGTAACGCTTAAATGGCTACTCCTAGAGCTGACAGCTATACCGTTAATAGCGGTTCTGGGGTTTACGGTGGTATTTTTGGGCCGCCTAGTTGGTTAGGTGCGTCAAATACATGGGCTGTTTTACCAAACAGTCGATTAGATCAATCGGGGGTCGGTTGGTCTGGCGCTAACCCTGGGGGAAATGGCGGATACGCGTCAATTATCTACGCTTGGGGTGGTGGCGCTAAAACCGACAGTGGCGTTTTTTACGCAGGTTCTTTTAGGTCTGGGACTTATCAATTATTATGGGGCGGTGGTCATGGTGACTATGCCGGTAATGAGTGGTATGCGTATGGACCTATAGAGTCTAATAACCCAAGCTATATTAGATTAAACGATCCTACCATTCCAGCGCCAACTAATGTGGATAGGGATGGTAACGGTATTCCAGTTTCTAGACATACTTACGATCACTTAGTTTATTTACCGGAAACGAATGAGGTTCTTTCAGTAGGTGTAGGCGGAAAATACTCTAGCGGCGGCAGCGGCACGGCCATTGATTTGTTTGATTTGGCTGATATGACATATGAGCCAAAAGGCAACATGACCGGGCAAGGTGGTGTAGGTACTGGTATTAGCGGTGATTGGAATTACGGAGCTTCTGGCTACAATCCTACAACTAGAAATGCCTATGTTTGCGGAATTGGTAACGGCAGCTCTGTTCAATGCTTTGACGTTGCGACTCGAACAATGAGCGCAACAACCTTAAATAACCCGAACGGTGCAGGAAATTCTAAAGGGTGTGTTGACCCGGTTCGAAATCTGCTTCTGCAAATGAGTAATAGCGGGCAGCTTTTAGGTATAAATTTAAATACCTTACCAAATGCGCCGACTATATTAACGACAACCGGGACAGCTCCTAGTGGTGGTATTTGGGCGCTTGACTGGGATTCGATAAATAACCGGCTTGTTGTTTGGAATAGCGCAAACGTATCCCAAATTCATTTTTTGACACCTGCTAGCAATAGTGTTTCTACTAGTTGGGCGTGGTCAACAGTAAACCCGGGAGGGGTTAGCCCTAGCGGTGTAGCCGGTAACGGCGTTTATGGACGGTTTCAATTTGTTCCTAAATGGGGAGGTGGTGTAATCCTTTTCCTAGGGGCAAACAGTGTTGGTAATTTTTACCGATTTTAGAAAGTTACGATAAATATGGCTACGTTTGTAGGCGAAGGCGCAAAAGTAACCGCTTTGAATGGTGGGGGTTCGGCAACAATTCCGTTACCCGCTGGCGTTCAAAGTGGCGACATGCTGATTTTGTTGTGCTCTTTTAATAGCGGCTGCGCTTTGGCATCTACGCCTAGCGGTTGGACTATTTCTGCTGCTGCTGGCGGTGAAACGCCACCCAAAGCGTTTAGCGGAGTTACTTACGCCTATCATAAAATAGCAGGCGGCGCAGAATCCGATTTGTCTATCACCATGAATAACAACGGTGGTGGACAGTCTAGTAACTTTCGAATAGTAGCACTTAGAGGTATTTTATCTTTAAATACATCGGTTTATCGGGGTACTGATCAAAACCCAAGCGCTGCGGGAAATATCGTTTTCCCGCAAGTAACGACAACATCCAACGATTGTGTACTTTTTGGCTTTACTTCGGAAACTCAGAACCACACTGCGACTTTGACGCCAGGAAGCGGATACAGCTCTACAGGAAGTCATCAATCCCCATCGCCAGCTTCAATAGCTGTATATGCACTAAGCAGCGGGGCGGCAGGTAATTACACCCCGGCGCCGGTAACAGTCACTGAGGCCGGGAATACGTTTAGGTCGCTCACTTTGGCGTTTTCTCAAAGTGTCCCAGGGCCTACGATAACGGTGCAACCTTCGAATCAATCGGCAGTATCACCAGCCCCTGCACAATTTTCGGTAACGGCCACGGCGTCAGGGGGTGGCTCACTTAGCTACCAATGGCAAAGGAACCCGGGCGGAAACACTTCGTTTGCTAATGTTTCAACTGGCAGTGGCGGCAATTCCGCAACCTACACAACTGCGGCAACTTCAATAACCGGCGGAAATGCTAACAACGGTGATAGTTATCGTTGCGTTGTTACAGAAACTGGCGGCAGTTCTCCAGGTGTGACAAATTCTAATGCAGCAACGTTAACTGTTTCTGCGGCAGCGGCCAATTTAACATTCTCGTTAACGAATAATACTAATTCGGCTTTACTAAATACTTCTATATCAAATGTTACGGTGCAACAATTGTCTAATAGAAACCAAATACTAAGTTTGTCCTCACAAACTACAAATGGTGTTGGTAATATGGTTATTTCTAACGTCGCTTTAGTTTCTGGAACTGAATATATTGTGAACGGTTGGAATTTGGACGGCACCTTAGCATTTATCACTAAGGTCACGGCTTCATAATGGCACACTACGGACCATCTTTAGTAACCGGCAAAGCCGTTTACGGGACAACAGAGCTAGGCATTTTAGGTTCTGTGGTCCGTGCTAATACCGCCGTAGGTACTAACGGCGCTGGTATTCTTTATAACGATTGGGATAACAGCAGCGACGATAGTAGGCTATTCAGAGCTTTGGTGATTAGCGGGGCACCTTCCGGCGCTTTCTTTTATGAAGACGGAAGTTTTTATATACCATCGGGAACGCCAAACGGTGCGTATTCGATAGCTTACGATCTTTATATAAACGGTGCGCTACAAGGCTCTACAACAGCCCAAGTGAATATAGGCGCCGCCCCTTCGTCATTCACAGGCGCTATTCAACTTGACGACGATAGCGTTACTGGCTTTTTTACAAGCGGCCAATCATCTAATTTTGTGGGCAATGTCACATTAGATGACGATTCGATAACAGGTTCTTTCTATTCGGCAGTTGGTAGCGTATTTGTAGGAAACATTCAACTTGACGACGATAGGATTAGCGGAAGGTTTTTCAGCTCTTCGTTACCAAACCCGTTAGCGCCGGTTCGCATTTATAAAATGCCGGCCGATGCTGCTAATATCGCTCCTAATATCCCAACTTATTACAAAGATCGCAACGAATTGTTAGATTATGGGTTTGATGCTACTGACGTTTTAGCTCAAATACCAAACGACACGGTTTCTAATTTTGATATTCGCGCTAATGTTGGTTTGGAAATTTTAGCGATTGGATTATCAGAAACTAATTTATACGGCGTGTTGCTGGGCGGTGGCTATAATCAAGCTTTGGGGCTTGTCACCTGTCGCTTAACGATGGCTTCGGGCCGAGTTATTGAATCTAGTATTTATGTAAAAATAGATAGCAAATAAACTTATGGCTGATTCGGACGAAAAGATGAGCACACGGGAAAACGACAGAATTAGGACTATCCACATAAGTAGAGAAATACCGCTATGGGGTATCTTATCATTTATTGGGACCATGCTAGTTCTTAGCTATTCCACATACTCAGGTTACGTCAAAACTGTCGAAGCTGTGGAAAGATTGTCTATTTCCGTAGATAAGTTAAAGGACAATCAAGTAGAAAATACGATTAGGTATAATCAACATGACCAAGCTATAGGTTTGCATGGTTTGCAAATTCAAAAGTTGGATAGGGATATAGAAGAGCTTAAGAATCGTCAAAGGTGGATTCCAAAATGAGACTGATTGATAATTGGCGAATTTGTTGGCGCATGTGGAGTATTCGTTTTGTTGGAATTGGCACTATATTACTTAGCTATATTGCCGCAGTCCCAGACGCTATTTATTTAGCATGGGCTAATCTTCCCACAGAGTTTAAAGAATTCATCCCGCAAAACTATCTTATGTATATAAGCATAGGTTTATTCTTAGTTGGTATGTTTTCAAGAATAGTAAAACAGGAAAAACTAGATGCTGAACGAGACAAGCAAAAGCCGGCTGAGGTCGGTTAAGCCAGAACTTCAATCCGTTGTTGAATTGGCGGCAGGCAGATTGCCGTTTGACATTATTGTTGTAGAAGGTAAGCGCTCTGCCGAACGGCAAGGTCAGTTATATGCGCAAGGCCGAACCGCCCCCGGCAAAATCGTCACATGGACGTTAAACAGCAAGCACATTACGGGCGACGCTGTTGATTTGGCACCAATAGAAAAAGGCGCCATTCTGTGGGCAGATACAGCTAAATTTCATGCTATCGCAGGTGCTATGTTTACAGCCGCTAGTGAATTAGGCTTTGGGATTCGTTGGGGTAAGGATTGGGACCAAGACGGCATATTCGGCGAAAAAGGCGAAACTGACAGCCCGCATTTTGAATTAACAGGTGTAAATAAAGCATGGGAATCGAAATCATCATCGGTATTATCGTCACCACAATCGCCGGCATCTTCGGCGCCAAAGCCTACGGAAAGTCCAAAGGCAGAAGCGAAGCAAATGCAACCCGAGATAAAGCCGACAATATTAGGCAGGTTGACGCAGCTATTAAAACCGCTGACGCGCAAGTAAAGGTTTCTCAAAATGCAACAAAAGTTCAAAACGAAATTAATTCTCTTAACGACGGCGATGCTCTTAGCGAGTTGCGCCGCGATTACGCCAGAGAGAATAATCGAAACAAAAGTAATTGATACTTCTTGTAGTTGGGCTAAAGTAATTACTATTTCGCTAAACGATCAAATTAGCGATGCGACTGCGCGCCAAATACTTGCGCACAATCGGCAGGTTACTAAAAACTGCCCGTGATATAGTCCGGCCGAAAGGCGCCTAACTGATATGACAGAATCGGAATTAAAGGCTGCTTTTGCAGCCTTTTTGCTTGATAGTGACAAGCCAGACCCTCAGCAAAGGGCCTGGGATGCCGCTATGCGCCTCTATCCGCGCGAAAAGGATACCGGGGAGCGCTGCCGTATAGTTTTTGCGTGGCCGGATGACCCAGAAGTCATTTTGCACATGCGCAGGCTGCAAAGCGAAAAGCCAAAAGAGGATGGTATACCTAGTAAAACGGAAGTTATTAAAGAACTTTGGTCGTTGGCGAAGCATGAAAGGACTCTGCCTAAAGATAGGGTAGCTTGCGCTAGATTAGTAGGCGAAATGTTGGGGCTTATTCTTAAGGCGCCGGAAGACCCGGAAGGTTCCGGACGTATGCCTAAAGAACCTGTTTATAAAATTGTCGATAGATGATTGAAGAGTTAGACAGAACTAAAGATTATCAAGACGATGAATCTTTAGAAGCGCTGGTAACTGAAATATTCCCGGTACATTTACCGTTATTGCAGCCTGCGCGTTATAAATGCGAGTATGGCGGTCGCGGTAGCGCAAAAACTAGAACTTTCGTAGCTATATTATTGAACAATGTTCAATACTATGGTTGGCGGTTAGTATGCTTTCGAGAAATAATGAAATCGTTAGACGATTCTGTATATCAAGAATTTGTAGACGAAATATATAGAACGCCGGGGCGTGAAAAGTTTTTCAGTATTACAAAAGGAAGCATTATTTGTAATGTTACTGGTGGAAGAATTAAATTTGACGGATTGTTTAGAAATCAACAAAAGCTCAAAGGTTACGCAGGTTTCGATGCTGCGTGGGTTGAGGAAGCCGAAAACGTCACTGCCGAAAGCTGGAAATTCTTAATTCCCACTTTACGTAAAAACGGCTCTGAAATTTGGGTTTCTTATAACCCCGACGATCCTTTATCGGCAACCCATACGATGTTTGTAACTGGTAGAACTTTCCCAGATTACACCCAAGTCAAAGACCCTATCACAAAGGAATTAGTATTTAATCCCGACGGTTCGCCAAAGATGCGGCGTTACTGTGTCGTTATCAAAGTTAACTATACAGAAAATCCTAGATTCCCCGAAGAATTGAGGATTGACATGGAATTGATGAAAGAAAACGACTATGAATTATATTTGCATGTTTACGAAGGTGAGCCGGTAAGTAACAGCGATTTGGCTGTAATTAAACCTATTTGGGTTTCCGCTGCTGTAGATGCCCACATAAAGCTAGGATTGTCGGCTAGCGGCTCATGGGATGCCGGTTTTGATGTGGCCGACGAAGGCAAGGACAAAAACGCTTTTGTCTGGCATCACGGCATTGTCGTTAAAGGCGCTGTTGAATGGAAAGATGATGACCCCAATACAGCAGCTAGGCGTGTATTCCACGAATCGCTAGATATGGGAATGGATACGGTGACGTATGATAATATTGGCGTTGGTGCTGGTGCTAAAGGTGCTATCCGTGAAGAAAAGCGGGCATTGAGTATTAAGCGTAAATGCCCGCAGTATAGAGGTTTTACCGCTAACGAGTCTCCGCTAAACCCTGAAGCTGATTACGCACCGGGTAAAAAGAATATTGATATGTTCCGGGATTTAAAAGCTCAGGCGTGGTGGTTGGTTAGAGATAGATTCAAAAACACTTATGATGCTATTAACGGTAAACCATACGATCCCGAAAAGATAATCAGCTTCGATTCAGAGTCGGAATTTTTACCGCCTGAAACTTTACGCAAGTTAATGGCCGAACTGTCGCAGCCGCGCAGAGATTTGATAAACGGCAAGGTGTTTATAGAATCTAAAAAGGACATGCGCAAGCGTGGTGTAATGTCTCCAAATCTGGCAGATGGCTTAATCATGTCATATGCGCCTGAAACTGGTTTCAAATTAGAAAACTTAATATGAAGATGCGAAAAATCAAAGCCGTTAAAATCGACTCAGGTTATTTAAATGCTTTAGTCCCTGCGCAAGTTCGCGGGCGTATGAGCAACTATAGTTCTGAAATGATGGCGGGAACTTCGTTATTAAACGAAGCGGTGCTAGAAGCTTCGTATATTCATAACGATATTTTTAGAAATATCTGCGATGTACCAGCGGAAGAAATGACACGGGCCGGTTTTAAGTTAGACGGTATTTCAGAAGAGCAAGAACAAGCCATTAAGTCTAAAATCGAAGAATTAGACGCAATGGAAAGATTTTCCGAGGCTATCAAATGGCGTTTCGCTTACGGTGGCGGGCTAATGCTTTTGGGATTAAACGACGGCGGTTCTTTCGAAGAAGAGTTGAGGGAAGATTCTTTGACGGATATCGAATTCATAAAGGTATACGATAGGTTTGAATGCCGCCCAGAAAGATACTATGAAACTCAAGATAAAAATTTCGGCAAAGTTGAAATTTGGCAAATAAACCCGCGCGACGGAAATCAACAATTTTTTGTTCACGAGTCCCGCGTTTTAGTATTTGACGGGCAAACTGTGCCTAATATTGTTCGCAAATCTAATGATGGTTGGGGTGCGTCGAATATTCAAACTTGTTTTAAGAAAGTAATCAGGCTCGATACTGCTTATAAATACTCACTAGATTTGTTGCAAAGAATGCAACAAGCAGTCCATAAAATACCCAATCTTTCGCAAGAATTGGCAGGGCCTACCGGCGAAGCTAATGTTATGAAACGTGTCAATGTTGTTGATACGGTAAGGGGTATTTACAATACTATCATTCTAGATGCTCAAGAAGAATACGATATTACTTCTTTTTCACTGACTGGCGTTAAAGAAATTGTAACTTTATTAGCGGAAGCGGTTTCCTCAGCTTCTAGAATTCCGGTTTTTATTCTTATTGGTAAAACCGAAGGCGGTTTAAATAGTAACGGCGAATCGTCTAAAGAAGGTTGGTATACACAAATCGGAGCTTGGCAAAATCAACAATTGCGCAAGCCTTTAGATCGTCTGATTAGTTTGATTCGGCGTGTGGAAAGCGGCGGCTCTGACGATGGTGGTAATTACACTTTAGAGTTTAACCCGCTTTATACAATGACTGATGCCCAAAAGGCCGAGGTTGATTTAAAGAAAGAACAAAAACAGAAAGCTAAGGTTGATGGTGTGGTAGCTGCTATTAACGCTGGGCTTTTGGACGAGAATGAAGGTCGTGAAGTTATTCGGGAAGACTACGGATTAAAAGGCGATGGGCCAGAACCCGAAGCTGAAGAGCCAAACCCGATAGTTCTTAACCCAGGTCAAAAATTAGTGAGCCCAGTCCCCGGCGCCAACAACCCCGCTAATTCTGTGGGCAGTAAATGAAAGAATGGCTCTATCCGCTGCATTACGAAAAACGTTACAGCAGCTATTTAGAAAAGAGCTTAACGGCCGCCAAAAAGGAATTTTTGGCCCGTTTACAGACTTTGCCCGAATGGAATTCGGAAGCTATTGATTTGTTTATCGTTCAAATGAATGATTGGATAGCTAAAAAGCGTGAAGAAAACAAACGCATTTTATTTGGCTATTTTTCACTAATCAATTCTTTTAATGATAAGCAGTTTAGGGCTGTTGTTAAAGATGGCACGGGGCTGACTTTACCAAATCCTAACAGTTCTGAATTAGCTAGCCCGTATTCTGATCTATTGTCAAAATTTGGTGATAATGCAGACATATTTAGACAAGAGCCCTATTTACTAGAAATTCAACAAACGTGGGTTTCTATTCAAGATACACAACTAGATAAGACAATAACTAGCACAGTTATAGATTTATCGCAAATAGTAAAGCAGTCTATTTTATCACAAGTTGCCAAAAAGATAATATTGGGCGCTATAAACTCTAGAGTCGAAGTCGAATCGAAAAGAATTGTGTCTTTTGGAAAAGATCAAGTATCAAAAATAAATATACAGCTGGAACGTGCTAAAGCAGGTTCTTTAAATCTAGACTCTTACGAATGGATCACGCGCAGAGATGAGCGCGTTAGAGGTAATCCGAACGGTATCTATCCAAAAGCCAAACCGTCCCATTTTGCGCGAGAAGGTAAGTTGTTTAACTGGACAAATCCGCCCGAAGGGGGCCACCCGGGCGAAGCGCCGGGCTGTCGCTGTAAGGCTAGATTACGGTTTAGAAAATAGCCATAGCCTGCCCACAAGTAGGGTATATACTGCCGCCCATGCCTAAAAGCCGGTTCGATTACCATCAATTAACGCTAAAGACAGACGAAGGTTTTCTAATTGATTCGCCTATTGTCGCTAGAACTGGTATTTTGACGTATTTAAATCAGGATGGTTCCATTCGTCGCGAATTGCGTCGCCCTGAAGAAGTTTTTAAGGCTGATTCTTTGAATAGCTTTAGAGGTAAGCCTATTACTGTTGACCACCCAAAAGGCAAAGTTTCTAGCCGTGATGTAGCAAAACATTCTGTCGGCACGATTTTGGTTAGCGGTCGTCAGGATGGCGATTTTGTTCGAACGGACATTGTTATTCATCAGCCGGAACGAATCGGAGATAGGCGCGAATTATCTGTAGGTTACGACGTTGATTTAGATGAGACTCCGGGTGAATGGAACGGCGAACGTTACGATGCTGAACAAACTAACATTAGGGTTAATCATTTATCGGTGGTTAAGAAGGGGCGCGCTGGCGCTAAAGCTCGTTTGAATCTTGATTCTGACGAAGTTATTGATATAGAAAAGGATGAAATTGTTATGCCTAAGATTCGTTTAGATAATGGTATCGAATACGAAGCGTCGGCCGAAGTTATTCACGCTTTGGAAGTTGCTAACGGTAAGGTCAAAGAAACGCAAATCAAGCTTGACGCAGCTACTTTACAAGTTACTAACGTAACTGTCGAAAAAGATAAGCTGCAAGCGCGCGTAGACGCATTACCCGCCGAAATTGAAGCCGCTACTAAGAAAGCTGCCGAAGGTCTAAAGGCACGATCAGACCTCGAAACTACTGCAGGGCGGTTTAAGGTCGATTGCGCAAATAAAACTGACGACGAAATTAAAACGGCCGTAATCAAGTCTTTTAACAAAGACTTTGACCCCGCCGGTAAGTCTGCCGACTATATTCAAGCGTCGTTTGATATTGCAGTATCTAGTCGTAAAGATACCGCGATGCAAACACAACGTAATATCGTCGGCAAGCCTATTACCTCTAAGGCCAACACCGACAGCGGCGAAGATATCTACGCCTCCCATCGTCGTTCGTTAGGTTCTAACGCTCAATCGGAAAAGGTTTAATATCATGCAAACTGTCTATACTTTATATAACAGCGAACTTCAATTAGGTAATATTGCCGATACTTCACTACGGCAAGTCGATAGTTTTTCGGCTGAGGGTGTGGTGGGTCTGGCGAAGTTTGTGCGCGCCGGTACTAACCCGGAACGGCAATGCGTACAGCTTACAACGTCAGTAGGTCAAGCAGCCTTAGCAATCGGCGTTGCTCTGCTGACTCAAACGTTAGTCCAAAATTCGGCCGGCTTAGTTCAGTACGCCGATAAAGAGACTGTTTCGGTTATGACCAAAGGCCGGGTTGTGCTGCAAACTAACGATGCTGTTGCTGCACGCGCTCAAGCCAATTTGCATTTGGCTAGCGGTAATGTTACCGACGAAGCTGTCGGCGCAGGTATTGAAGCATTTACGCGATTCCGCGCTCGTTTTGTTACCGCTACGACCGCTGCCGGTTTGGCAATTGTCGAAATCAGCGACATGATCTAATTTCAAGGGGATATTATGCCTACCAAACAAGAACGTTTCGACCAAGATTTAAACACTATCACTTTTCTCGTTCAAGCGGGGCAAAGCGATTTGCGAATGGACGTTGAGCGTGAAGACGCTAACGAAACCGTCTATTTTGCTCGTCAGCTTGAGTATGTCCGTAGCCGGATTTACGATGTTAAGCGCCCAAAGCCTTCGGCACTTGAGCGTTTCCCTATCGATTCGGAAGCCCCCGAATGGGCCGAAACGATTACTTACACGATGTATGACGCTACCGGCATCGCTAAGATTATCGCATCGTATGCGGATGATTTGCCGATGGTCGGTGTTAGCGGGCAGCAATTCTCTAGCCCCGTTCGTTCTCTTGGTATTGCTTACGGTTGGTCTACCGCCGAAATTCGAGCAGCTTCGCAAGCACGAATCAATTTAAAAACCGAAAAGGCATTGATGGCCCGTAAGGGTAACGACTTTAAGGTTAACCAAATTGCTTGGTTTGGCGATACTGTTTCGGGTCTGCCGGGTTTCCTGACTAACGCTAATATTCCGGCTTATACGGTGCCCGCTGATGGTACCGGGTCGTCTAAGCTTTGGTCTACCAAAACCGCCGATCAAATCATTCGCGATATGAACGGCATTGTTAACCAAGTGAAGACGCAAACCGTTGGCGTTCACAAGGCTACTGAACTTTGGTTGGCGATTGCTAATGCTACTCATATCGGTTCTGTTCCGCGCTCTAGCACTAGTGACACAACCATTCGCGAATTCTTTACGAAGAATAACCCAGGCGTGACGATTCACGAAGTCCCCGAATTGGCTACTGTTCCGGTTCTGTCGAATCTTAACGTCATGGTTGCTATTGAAAACAACCTTGAAAACCTTGAACTTATCTTGCCGATGGCTTTCCGCGAATATCCGCCGCAAGTCAACAACCTTTCGTGGAAGGTTCCCGCCGAATCGCGTATCGGTGGTGTCGTGATTCGCTATCCGCTGGCCATGGCTATCGGCACCGGAATTTAATGTGGCAAGCCCTGACAGTTGCTCATATTCTGTGGGCAAATTGTCAGGGTTATTTTTTGGAGTAAATAAGTAATGGCTGAAAAAGAAATCAAGTTCTTTAACGTTAAGAACATTAGTTTGCGCGTTGTCGGCTTTGCCGGTCAAATGCTTGCACCTCTTGATGTTATTAAAGTTGTTGACGATGAAAACAACATTAACCGTAAGTCGGTTAGTCATGATCCTTTTATTGATTTCACCGACGAAGAACCGACTTTGCAAGGAACTTTAGATATTTCTGTTGTTCCTGCTCCCGAAAGCGAACCGGAATTTGTTGAAAAGCAAAACGGCGCCCCGGCTCGCGCAACGCCGGTTAAAGCGACAACTAGCAAGCCTGCTGCAACAAAAACTGGAGCCACACCAACGGGCGCCGGTTGGGGCAAGAACGCAGCTAAGTAAATAAAATGACGCAGTTAGAATTATTCAGGCAGTTTGCTAAAGAATTCAGTAACCTTACTGATGAAAAAGTAGAAGCTTGGTTTTCTACTGCGTTAATTTTCCTAGACGATAATTTTGCAGCTATTCCAACGTCTAAACAAGATTTGGCCGTTGTTTTATACGCTGCGCATCTTTGCTGGTTAGACAAATATCCCGGTCAAGGTGGCGCAAGTCGCGGGCCAATTCTTAGCGAATCCGATGATTGTATCGGCGCAAAAAAGCAATATCAGTTAATTCAAAATAGCGATACTTGGCTAGGACAGTCTCATTACGGTTTGTCATTTAGTAACCTAACGGGTATTTTTGATAAATCGAAATCAAAAGCTTCGATTTTAACTCGATTTGGTACTAACCCGAGTTTTATAGTATGAGTCTTATTGTAGAAGACGGAAGCGGCGTTTCTAACGCAAATAGCTACGTTTCTCTTGAAAACGCTAGAATTTACGTGTCTTCGTTAGGATTAGCTTTACCCGCTGCCGACGAAGATGCCGAAGCCGCTTTATTGACGG